ATGGATTTTCAATATAACGTATCGAGGAATTATAACAGGATAAATTTTCAAAATATATTCGGAATGCAGTTCCTCCCTAGTGCTCTGAAAGAAATATATGATGCAGTTGTTAAAAGATCCTATAAGGATTTAATATTAGACTTTTCTGGACTAGAGGCTGCATTTGCAGATGGGATGGTTCCCTTATGTTCATATGTAAGATATATAAAAGAAGAATATAATGTATCTATTGAGTATGTTGCTCCTAATTCCCTTAGACTTAATAGGATATTTGTAAATGCAAATTGGGCGCATTTAATAGATTCTACTGCTAGAGAATCAAAATACTCTGGATACAAACAATTTCCAGCCACAATAGTTAATGATGATGATGACTTATCTAGTGTTGTAAATAGCGTTCTTGATTGTGTACTTAGAGCAACTGATTTAAAATGCAGAGAGGATTTAGGTGTTATTGAATGGGTAATAAATGAAATTGCGGAGAATATACTACGTCACTCAGAATCTACTGTTGGTGGACTTGTGCATTTAAGTAGGTTTATACAAAACAAAAAATGTATAGAAATTGTATTTTCGGATAGTGGTATAGGGATCGCTGAAAGTTTGAAAAGTGTCCCTAAATATAGTACTGCTTCTGATTGTGAATTATTAGAACTTGCGACACGAGAGGGAATTACAAATGGCAAGGGAATGGGAAATGGCCTATATGGTGCACGTAGCGTATCCGTGCAAAGTAATGGGTATTTTAAAATATATTCTAACCATGGAAAACTAGAAATAGGAAATAAAGGAACACCTTATACCCAGATGACGCCTATGGTCATTCCTTTTCATGGAACAGCCATTTGTATTGCGTTAGATTTTTCAACACCTGGGGTATTAGAGAGCGCTTTAAATTTTAATGATGAAAGATATAGATATGTAAGCGTATATACTGAAGTTCTGTACGATGATGAAGATACGATCTTTGAAATAAAGAAGGAAGTAGCATCTCTTTCAACAAGATCTATAGGTGCTTCCTTTAGAAGAAAGGTAGTGAATCTTATAGAAATGCAAAATCCAGACTATATTACTTTCGATTTTGATGGAATTGACTCTACTATGTCGAGTAGCTTTGCTGATGAAGTTTTTGGAAAAATAATAGAAGAGAAGGGAAAGAAATTCATCTCAAAAATAAGAATGAAAAATATAAGTGAAGTAAATAAAAATTTAATACAACGTGCTATTGTACAACGGTTAGAGCGGCAACCGTTATAGCGAATATATTACCTGAACAGACTAGAGGGTTCCCCTATATATTTATGCGGGAACCCTATTTAATTATATTGGGTGATTTGCCCGATGTATTAGAATGCCAGAGCGCGGCAGGGGTAAGGTGTTCCGCTATGTTCGTGGTGTCGGATTACACGGCGGCCGGAGTAGTATGTCTGGGAGAGTGTGGTAGGGATCGCAGCTGAATAGTCGCTGGGATGCACGGACATTTTTTGAAAATGCCTCAAAACGAAAAAAGCCCTTACGATTTCTCGTAAGGGCATGATTTCGTTGGCGTCCCCAAGGGGATTTGAACCCCTGTCGACGGCGTGAAAGGCCAACCGGCAGCGTTTGCCGCCATTGAATTTCCTGCGTTTCATGAGTGTACCGGAGCAGCAAAATGCACCGTTATGCACACCAATTTGTAAACGCATCTTGTAAACATCCCCTGGGCGTCTCTGCCCAACCATCCCCCCATCTGACAGCAGGGGCGAGTGCCTTCCCCCTGTTCCCCCATCGGCATGAACGGCCGGGCCAGAAATGTCCTTCTGCGCCCTTCGTCGCTCTGCGTCTTCACCTTGCCTGCGGGTCCTTCTGGGCCTCCCTTTCGGGCAAGGGACTGTGTACTTCGGCCCTCGGCCGCGATTCACGAAATGAAAGCCTCGTAAATCAGGAAACCCATTCCTGATATGCGGGGCTTTTTGTTTTATTATATTTTTCACAATTAGGGGGTGGGTACATTATGGGAAGCAGAAAAGCAGAGATGAAGGCCAAGGTCGAGGAGCGTCGCAAGCAAGAGGCTGCGGTAAGAGCTGCAAAAGTCAGGAAGGCGGTCGAGGTCGCCAAGATCGAACTCTCGGACAACGATTTGCTGGGCTACCTCAACGAAAATCGAGTGGGGGATGCCAAGCTGTACAGCCGCCTCCATCGCGGAGCAGTGGTCTATGTCAAATACTGGGAACGCTGGCTGATTTGGGGCGGCCATCACTGGATTGAGGATGATTTCGAGATCTCTGCTCAGATCATCGAGGATGTCTGTGAACTTTATCTGCGGCTGGCTGAAAGCAAGCAGATAGAAGCCGATGAAGAGACGGACAAGGATCTCAAGTCCAAGCTCCAGAGCATAGCCGATACGGCCCTGCGCCGGGTGAACCAGCTCCGGGACACGCCGGGGCAGGACAAGCTGCTGCAGATGACCCGCCGTATCCGCGACCCGCTGGTGGTGCTGCCTAATCAAATCGACCAGCAGCACTACGTCAAGGCCTGTCCCAACGGGGTGATCGACCTCCGCACCGGCGAGCTGCGCCCCGGCAAGCCGGAGGAATACATCCTCAACACCATCGTGACCGAGTACGACCCGGAGTTGCTGCGGAAGGATGACCCCTGCCCGGAGACCAACCGCTTCCTGCTATCGTCCATGGACGGAGATCAGGAGCTGGTGGACTTCATCTGGCGGCTCCTTGGCTACGGCCTCATCACGGAACGCCGCGACCACATCTTCACCATCATGTGGGGCGAACACGGGCGCAACGGCAAGGACACGCTCATCAAGCTGGTGACGCATGTGCTGGGCCAGACGCTGTCCGGTGACGCGCCCGTGGAAATGCTTCTCCAGACACAGCAGGTACGGAATTCTTCGGCACCGTCCCCGGATGTGCTGACCCTGCGCGGCATGTGCATCGCGTGGATCAATGAAGCGGAGGAGGGGCAGCGCTTCGCCCTGGCCAAGCTCAAGAAGCTGACCGGTGGTGGCTACATCACGGCGCGCGGCCTGCATGACAAGCTCCAGACCACATGGCTCCAGACCCACCTGCCCATCATGACCACCAACGAGCTGCCCAAGGCCAAAGCTGACGACGCGGCCTTCTGGTCACGGGCGCTCATCATCAAATGGCCGCTCTCCTTCGTGGAGCGGCCGGAGCAGCCCTACGAGCGCCTGGCGGATAAAGACCTGAACGAGAAGATTGGGGCCGAGGCCAAGGGGGTACTGGCCCGCATGGTGCGCGGCAGCATGGAGTACCTGCGGGACGGCCTCAAGATCCCGGACAAGGTGCGGCAATGGACGCGGGAGCAGCGGGCCAGCTGGGATGACGTGGGCCTGTTCATTTCGGAGTGGTGTATCTCGGAATCCCATCAGGCCAACCCTGATAACTACACCCTGAAGGTCAGCGCCACGGATCTGCATGAGGCCTTCTGCATCTGGTACGCCCGTTACAGAGACCGGCGCTATTCCATCTCCGCCAAGAAGTTCGCTGAGGCCCTGAACAAGAAGGACATCGCTTACAAGCGTTCCAACGGCTCATGGCGTCTGGGCATTGCTCTGACCCCGGAGGCCCAGACGGAGCTGGAGGATCATCGTGCTTCAAAGTGATCTGTCCGCATCTGCCCGTATGCTCATGAGGTTAATAGTGTGGGATTGTTAATAAAAAATGAAAATGGACAGGTGGACAGATTCCCCCCCTTATTCCATGCGCATGTCCGTGCGGGCACACATGTGCGTAATAACATATACATGTATCTGTCCACCTGTCCAAAATAGTAAAAAGTGTAATAAAATAGATAGTTAATAAAAATAAATGTTGGACAGGTGCGGACAGATGACCTTGCTTGATTACTACAAGAGCCGCTTTGGCGAGGCTGTGAAGCGGCAGGGCGGCGCATGGAACGGCCCCTGCCCCCTGTGCGGTGGTGAACCGGGGAAGTCCGACCGTTTCATGATCTGGCCGGACAGGGCCGAAAACCTGGGCGAAGTCTGTGCTCAGAACGGGCTCAAGGGGATCTGGTCGTGCCGTCAGTGTGGTGCCAGTGGGGATACCATCGCTTACCTGACCAAGGTGGAGGGCATGGATTTCAAGGCGGCGCTGGCGGAGCTGGGGATCGAGGGCAGGCGTCCTTCCTTCCGGCGGCGCCGGGCTCCGGCAGAGCCCCGCCGGGAAAGCTCCCGCTGGGAGCCCCAGCAGTGGCCGGAACCTACCGAGCCGTGGTGCGAGTATGCCGGGAAGCTGCTGGCCGAAGCCGAGGCGGTGATCTGGGAGGAGCCGACCGCGCTGGCATGGCTGGCCAAGCGGGGCATCAGCGAGGAGGCCGTCCGGGCGTACCGGATCGGCTACCTCCGGGCGGAGAGCGGGCGCTTTCCGGGGCGGTTCCGGGCTCGTGCGGCCCTGGGGCTGCCCCCGCGCAAGGGGGATGACGGCAGGGAGCATACCCGCATCTTCATCCCGCGCGGCATCGTGATCCCGACGCTGGGGGCCGACGGGCGGGTGCTTAACCTGCGGATCAGGCGGCACAAGCAGGATCTGCGCGAGCGTTCGCCCAAATACCTTGAGCTGGAAGGCTCCTGCAAGGCCCCCCTGCTGCTCTCCAGTTCACGCCCGGCCCCGCTGGCGGCCTACTTCGTGACCGAGGCGGAGCTGGACGCCATCCTGATCCACTACGCCACGGGCGGCGTGGTGGGGGCGCTGGCCGTCCGCACCAACCGGGGCAAGCCCGATGCCCATGCCCATGAGCGTCTGCGGCAGGCCGTCAGGATCGGGATCGCTCTGGATTACGACGGCCCCGGAGCTGACGGGGTGGAGTTCTGGGAGCGGCATTACCCGGCCAGCCTGCGCTGGCCGACGCCGGAAGGCAAAGACCCCGGCGATGCCTTCCGCCTTGGTGTGGACATCCGGGAGTGGGTCGGCTCCTGCCTGCCTGACAGCATCGCCCTGCCTGAGAGCATGGAGCCCCACAGGAGCAGCATAGCACAGGATGGCGGCCCTGAACAGCATGATGAGGATGATGGGCAGGTGGACACTTCTGTCGCTGGCCAGATGGATGTGGGGGGCGGGGTGGCCCAGGAATCTTGCCCTGAGCCTGAAGGAAAAGGCCCATCGCAGCGTGCCAAGGGGGGATGTGTCGAGGGCTTCACGGATTTCATCTGGGCCGATGCGAGCATGTTTTCCGCGGCTGTCCTGCGCCAGCTCCGGGCCGCCCTACCTCCGGGGATGGATCTCGAATTGGTGCCCGCCGCCGTATGCCGCTGCTGGCTCCAGTGGCGGCGGCTCCCGGTAGTCTATGCCCGCTACAGGCGCAAATGGTTGTGGGATGGCGCGTTCCGGCTGGCGAATCCGGGCGTGTGTGATGATTTCGAGGGCAAGGTGGCGTCTTCGCCGGAGATCATGCAGTGGCTGCATGACCACTGGACTGAGGAAGTCACGACCGAAAACCTTTTTGACCTCTGGGGGATCACGAATGGATCTGACGCAACGGAATGAAGAGCTGGCTGCCATCAGCCGGGAGATGTTCGGGGAAGGGATGCTGCTGCAGGCGGTGGAACCCGCCAGGCTGTGCCTGCTCAAGGACAATGCCCGCTTTTTCAAGCGGGAGACCTTCCGTCAGTTGCGGGACAACATCGCATCGGACAAGCGCCTGTCCAGCGTGCCTCTGTGCTACCGGCATGAGGATGGCCGGCTGGAGGTGCTGTCCGGCAATCACCGGGTCAAGGCCAGCATCGAGGCCAAGATCCCCGTGATCCTCGTGCTGGTCATCACGGAGACCCTGGACCAGAGCCGCCGCATCGCCATCCAGCTCTCGCACAACGCGCTGGTGGGAGAGGATGACCAGAGCATCCTGGCCAACCTCTGGTCAAAGATCGAGACCGTGAAAGACAAGCTCTACAGCGGTCTGGACAGCGAGGTGACGAAGGAGCTGGGCGAGGTGGAGCTGGTGAACTTCTCCACGCCGCAGGTCCCGGCCCACATGGTCACGTTCATGTTCACCGATGGGGAAAAGGAACAGCTGTCGGAGATCCTGGATATGCTGGCTGGTGCGGCCAAAAAATCGTCCGCCGTGCATGTCTTCGCCGGGACGCAGTACGAGGCCTTCGCCAAGCTGCTCGCGGACGTGAAGGACGCCGAGAAGATTCGCGACAGCTCGCTGGCCATGCTGCGCCTGCTGGAGATCGGTGCGGACTACCTTGAGCGGCAGGCCCTTGCCGCTGCCGATCAGGAGGAAAGGGAGGCGCGTCATGGATAGCGCACGCAAACCGGCCACGCGGCCCCGGACATCAGCGGCGGAACTCTGCTTTCTGGGCAGGGAGGCGGACTGGCTGGCGGACAAGCTGGTCTATCAGAAACCCAACGGCAAATATGTCGGCGCTCCTTGCGCGGATGATTTCGGCTACCGCCAGTTCCCGACGCGGGAAGAAGCCGTGGCCTCATGGCGGGAGGCCGCCAGAAAAGCAGTGAGGTGGGAATAATGAGCTTTCTCGGTTCTATCGCCGGGCCTCTGCGCCGGGTGCTGGCCGCCTATGCGGATGAGATCACTGTCCCCGTGCTGCTGCCCTGTGCGGGCAATTTCACCGTGGGCGCGGCCCTGCGTTCCGGCGGCTACATGGGGCGGATAACCGGCTGTGACATCACGCTCTACACGTCGGCCCTTGGTGCCTACCTCGCCGGGGAAAGGCTGCCCGTGGTCGAGCGCGAGGACTGCCCGGAGCATCTGCGCGGCCTTCTGGATTGCAGCGATCCCGCCCGGCTGGCGGCGTCGGTAGCCATCATGCTCGACCTGCGGCAGGTCTGGAAGGCCCAGAACGTCTGGCACCGGCGGGTGCTGGCCAACTGGCGCCGGAACTGGCCCATGCTCATGGACAAGACGCTGGCCAAGCTGGAGGCCTACCGCGCCCACCTCACGCAGGGGGAGGGCTTCGGCTACGTCCCGCAGGATGCCGTGGCCTTTCTACGGGAGCATGAACCCGACCATGCGGTCTTCATCGCGCCGCCCACCTTCGGCAGCCGCGATTACATCAACCAGGAGCGGATGCTGGCGGCCTCGGCCTCGTGGCCTGCCCCGGAGTATGGGGAGATCAGCTTCAAGGACGTGCCCATCTATGAGCAGATCACGTCCTTCCGCCAGTGGATGATCATCATGGAGCGCCCCCTGCCGGAGATCGAGAAGATCCTGGGTGAACCTGTGGCGGTCGTCCACAAGGGGCGCAAAAGCATCACCTACGCCTACGCGGGACACAGCCGTCGCCGCATCGTGACCCGCGGCTACCTGCCGTCGCGCTCCCCAGGCCCGATCTTTCCGGGCGACCGCGTCCTGACCGGTACGGAAAAGCCCGGCCTCGTGCTGCTGGACAAGAAGCAGACCGTGCGGATGAACGAGCTGTTCATGTCCGCACGGGTGGACTACTTCCTCGCCGACGTGGCCCTGTCCATCGGCCTCTGTCTGGACGGCAGGATCATCGGCAAGCTGGATTTCAACCTGACCAAACACGAGTGGGCGCTGTCGGAGCCGGGCCACCAGATCTACCAGCGCTCGGATCTGGCCGTGCCCAGCGTGGAAACGCGGCTGGCCAAGCTGGTGCTGATGATGTGCCAGTCGCATGAGGTCAAACAGCTCATCGACGCCACGTTCAAGGATGACGTGCGCTATGCCGTGACCACGGCCTTCTCCATGCATCCGGTCAGCATGAAATACCGGGGCGTCTACAAGCTCCACAAGCGTCTGGAGGGGGAGAAGGGCGAGGGCTTCCGGCTCAATTACTACGGGGAGCTGGGCCTGTGGAGCCTCGATGAGGCCTATGCCCTCTGGTGGAAAAAATTCCACAACTAGCCGTTTTTACAGGCTTTTTACTTGCACCGGGGTGTCAATATGGTATTGTTTAAGTATGCGAAATGCTTACCAAAACACACTGGAGACCGTCATGAAGACATCCCGTCGTGCGTTCCTTGCCCGCCTCATGCGCGAAGCGTGGGCCCTGGCCAGACTGGGGGCCAGCCGCTTCGGGGGGAGTGCCGTGCTGTATTTTGCCATAGCCCTGCGCCTCGTCTGGCAGGACAGCCGTCCCCGTACTGTCTGGCGCAAGGGGATAGGCAACCGCTTCCTGCTCCCCGGCATGCCCGTGCCGGAAGGGCTGGAAAAGGCAGGGCAGCTCCTGCTGCCCGGTATCGCAAAATAAAAAAGGGCGGCAATGCCACTTGCCGCCCCCGATAGTAGCGGAGCCTACTCAGCCACCATCATGCACAAAGGACAGGTTGGCAGGCCCGCTGGCAAAAGTCAAGGAGCCTGCCATGAAGACTGCCAAAAAGGGCATTCGCGCCATCAAGAAAGCCTGCCGCGAAATGGCGCACGAGATGATGCTGCTGGAATACCGGAAGTATGACGACATCTGGTGGAACCGCATCCGTATTACGCCGGAACTGATCCGGCAGGGGGGCAAGGAGATCGTGCAGGAGATTAACCTCAAGATGCCCAACCTGCTCTCCCGCAGCCCTCTGGTCGATACGGTGGATCTGGTGGCCGAAAAGTTCGGCTTCGAGAGCATCAGCGACCTGCTGGATTACCTGCTGGACTACAAGCCCAGAGGCCCGGTGGAGGAACGCTACTACGAACAATTTCTGGCCGAAGCGCTGGAGGGTGGGGCAGCTGCGGCTGCCTCGCAGGAAGAACCTGTCCCCCCGATGATCGAGGTGGACGAAGTCCCGTTCTAGGAGAGAACGATGATCTGTACCTCTTATTTTTCGAGCAGGGCCCCGCGTGAGCGCAAGGTCTGCATCGCCAAGTGGCCACCACGATACTGGAGTGGGCCGCGTGCCCGCCTGTTCGCGCCGGAAGACCCCAGGGCTGTTAACTGGCGGGCGGCGTACCGCAAGAACCTTGAGAGCCGCTTCCCCACGCCGGAAAGCCTCGAGCGCTATCTGGGCAGCGTCCTTGCGCTGACCCCGGAGCCCATTCTGTGCTGCTTCGAGGCCGACGCCTCGCAGTGCCACCGGCGAATCCTGGCCGGCTATCTCAAGGAGATGCTGGGCCTGGATGTGCCCGAATGGAAGGAGACCTCGCTGGGGCAGGGGAGCCTGCTCTAAAAAAGGTGGGGATGACAGGTGGCCGCCTGTCATCCCCTGGCTTGGAGGGGATAGGGCCCCGACCAAGAACACCGGAAGCCTATCCCCTCCGTTTGCAAAAATCAAACGGAGGCAGCCGTGGCTCATCACGGACGGGAATGAAGCCCCGCGATCCGGTACGGACGCGGGCATGTGGAGACAGTATGCCGAACGATGTGGAGGAATTGCTCGCCAGAAGCGCAAGCACTGACATCCAAGTCCTGCTGACCGCCAAGGAGAGCGCCAAGCGGGCCGCGCTCGATGATCCTTCACAGGCGAACCTCGCCGCACTGGATCGCGCCTCCAAGATGCTGGAGAGTGCGATGGAGGCAACCAAGAACCTTAAAAATTGGCAGGCAGTCCTGGATCATGTGGCCGATAACGGCCGCAAACTCAGCAAAACCAAGCTGTACAGCGACATTAACCGGGGCCTTTTGCGCAAGCAGCCCGACGGCACGTTCCGCCTGCGCGACGTGCAGCGCTACATGGCCAGCCTGCCTACGGCCGGGACGCCGGATGCCCTTGTCCGCAAGGCTGCTGACAGGCAGCGCCGCAAGGAGGAAGCGGACATCCGTAAGGCAGAGGCCGCAGCCGAGCGGGAAGAGTTCGACCTGCAGGTCAAGAAAGGCCGCTACATCCGCCGGGATCAGGTCTATGCGGAGCTGGCCGCACGGGCGGTGACGCTCTCTTCCGGGCTCAAGACGGCATTCGAAGCCCGGAACCTCGATCTGGTGGCGCTGGTGGACGGTAATCCCAAAAAAGCCGCCGCGCTGGTGGAGGCCCTGGAGCGCATCTGCGATGACGCGCTCAATGAGTACAGCCGGGAGATGGAATTTGAAGTTGTGCTTGAAGATCTGGAGCAGGCTGCCGAGGAGGTGACAGATGAACAGGAGTAAGAAGGGGGGCACGCCCCGGGGAGGGGCCCGCTGCCCGTACTGCAAGACGTTCTACAGGCATGGCTCGATGGCCCGTGCCTGCCAGAAGACGTTCTGGTGCCGGTATCATAACGCCCCCGGAGGGCTGCGCAAGGAATTCATGGATGCCCAGCTGAAAACGAGCATCTGTGTCTGGTTTCTCCTGACCCCGCTGAAGGAAAATCCCCAACGTCGCCTGCGGGCCCGCGCCATGTCGCTGGATGCCTGCATGGAGCCGCTCTACAGGGATCTGCGGCGCTTCTTTGCCTACAGCAACTCTTCCTTTGACGCGGCCACCAAGCCGACCATGCGTCTGCTCTACAGTCTGTGGGCTCCAGATGTTCCTGTGGACATCACGCATGTAGCGGCGGTGTTCAGCTCGCTCGTCAGCGATCTGCGGTTCCGGCTTGGCCCCTTCTGGGCGAAATGCTCCCCGGAGATGCGGGCGCCGCGTCTCTGGGCCGGTATCGAGCGCCAGCTGGACGGCATTTACGACTACTGTGACCCTGACGGGGCTGAGGATTATCCTCATGTGGATGAGGTGCAG